TGATGCAATATCTTAAAACTCAATTCGATTTCATTTGGGTTATTTCTCACTTAGAACAAATGAGAGATATTGTGGATGGACTTATTGAAATTAAAAAAATAGATGGTTTTAGTAAGATTAACTTCTAACAACCGGTAATACATTTTTAGGTGCGGTCTTATTCAAAGACTGCACCTTTTCTTTTATAAGCGTTTCTACTAACCCATTTATCTTATATCCTTTCTCTTTACAAAATTCCTTTAATGCTTGATGTATTTCAGCATCTATTTGTATCATTGCGTATTTTTTCATAACGTTTCTTTAGTTTTCTTTAGTTTTCTATATATAATTATAAAGATAAATAATTATTAGAATATTTATAATAGAATAATAGAAATCCACATGGCAAGAATTAAAAAATACTCCCCAACGATTGACCCGCATTTAAAATACTATGAAACTTTTTTAGTAGATACGGCACCCAATTCAAGATACTTTAAAATTACAGAGTTTAAAGATACTTTTACTGGCGGTAAAAATGGATTTTTAATTGAAGGTTCTCCTCAACTTTTGGAGTCTACGGAAATTAAGATTGAAATTTTAGATGTTGAAGGAAATCCAATTTATTTTGAACCAGGTAATGGTATACCTGAATACTATGAAGGTAATTCTAAAGTTATAGCAGTTTATGTTTATGAGGACACTCCAATAGGAACAGCTGATATTACTATATTGGGAGAATTGAAACAATACTATGATGGGGTTCAGCTAAAAGATATACCCGATGAATGGAAAGGTATTTATAATGTAAAATGGCAGAGAGATTTTAAAGTAAACAAATTACTTTCAAATGAAGAAAAAGTAAGATTTTATAAAAGACCTACCATTACTATTACTGAAATTGTTAAACCTTTATTTACAACAATTTTACAACCAACTGTATTAAATGGGTTTGTTAAAGGAACTGCAATAGCACCACCATTAGAGACGTATTTAAAAGATTGGACATTACCAACATACTATAAACTAACGGCTGAAAATGATGGATATAACCCTTCTGTATTTTTTACAGGTTCTATGGTAGGTACAAAATTAAATTTTAGTCATCAAGTTTATGATGATATTAAAAACTTTAATCTTCCATACACTGACCCAACATACGCTGCTGTAAATAGTTATTCACCCACTGTAGTAGAAGTATTAAACTCTACTGAAATATTAGTAACCCAACCATTTACGATAAATAATAAATTTGGAAATCCTCTTGTATATCCACTTCCATTGCTTTTTCCAAAAAACCCTGTACCTTATGATTATGATGGTGATGGTATTAATGATTTAATTGGATTTACTCAACAAGCTAATGGTGCACCATTTACCGCATCTTTTATTGATACTAAAAATATTATTAATATAGCAAGTGCACTAACTGGTTCATTTGCAAAAATAGATATAAGAGAATTAACGACATTTACAGGTGATGTAGCTAGAGTTAGGATATTTAGAAAATCTCAATCAGATGTAGGAAATTACGAATTTACTCAAGAGGTTTTATTGGAATCAAATGAACTATTAGTAGATTATACTGTAGAAACAAAAAACCAAGAAAATTATGGTATATTTACAGAACCAATTATAACTGAGTATTGGGATGCATCGGCTGGATTAACTACAACATTCAATCAAGATTATTTATACGCTTCCGTAGAATTAGATGCTGGTTCTGTACCTAAATATTTTAGTACAAAGGATACATTTACTTTAAGTGAAGGTAAGGAATATGCTTTAAGTTTTAATATTAGAAAAAACGGAATAGATGATACAAGTTATTTAAGAGCATTTTTAAGTGGTTCAAAACAAGTAACAACAAATGGAGTAACAAAAACAATACAAATTGAGCAAGATTTTGCAAAAATATATGCTGACCCGATTGTGTTAGAAAAAACCACATCTACCAATAATATAAAAGTACAACAAATAGATAATGCAAAACTTTATTTTGAAGTAAGAGGAAATAATTGGTATATAGCAAATGTAAGTTTAGTTGCTGCACAAGAAACATCATTTTCTCCTGATGAAATAACATTTATACAATCAGTACCAAGAACATTAACAGCAGAAACTTTTGATTATCGTTTTGAATTTTATGATATAAATAATAACTACATACCTGTAAAAGTTGAAACTCAAAAACTTTTTACTGGTGGTAATTTACAAGCAATTAAAAAGGGTATTTTCTTTAATCCAAAAATTTTAACATTTACATTTGATTCTGCATCAAAACCAGTACCACCAACTACACAATCATTTAATGTAGAAAAGTTTTTAATTACCGGTTCTATAACTTATACATCTCAATCTTTTGATTTTAATGGTAATTTATTATCTGGATTAGATTATCTTACTGCTGAAGGAATGCCTGGTTTATTGGATTTGTTTGACTCAGGTTCGGCATCTGATATAGATAATCCATCTATGACAGTAAATCATTTTACAGGTTCTAATCCAGATAAAACAGTCCAACTTATTAAAATTACAGGAACAACTGAAGGTTATTCAGATACAGTTACCTATGTTAGAATATTAGACGGATTTGGTGGTGTGAATCATTTGATTAGACCTTATAGAGGAACACAAATTAGAAACAGTAGTACTCAAAGTTTAGAAGTACAAGCAATTAGAATCGATGGTATAAATGATATAGAATTAAGTGCAGCATCAAGACCTGATAAAAAATGGAATTTAATTCAACTGCATGTACTGAGCGGTTCACAACCTTATCAAAAATTTATTAATTTAGAGAAAGCAAATAGTAGCGGGTTTGTACAAGGATTAAGTGTTGGTGAATTGGGTAGTAAGGAATTAAACTTTAATGCCGTATTTAATCGTGATTCTATCAATAAAAGAATAACGGTATATATGATTGATTCTGCATCAGCAGCATACGATTGGGCATATAATACATCTGGTTCTGTTTTAGCATCTCAAATATTAGAAGATTTGCAAGATGGATTGGATAGTGGTATAGTTAAATTTAATGCAGATACATTTAATATTGATTTTAGAAATAGTCTATTGTTTGCACCACCATCAGCATCAGCAACTGCATCATTCTATATAAGGGGTTCGAATACCCAAACAGTAACTGCATCTTTCCAAGTATTTCCATCTATGTCAATTAATGATTGGTATGAGCCTGAGTATTGGATATATTATACTACTCAAAGTGTGGATAGTACGATATCAGTAACAGCTATTGATGAGAAAAAAAATGTTGTTAATGCTGGGGCAATCGGTTCGTATATAGGAGCTAATAATAAACAAAGTAAAAATTTAACATTAACATTTACATATACTGAACCATATACTAATGCAACTGCAAATATAGATAAAACATTTACTATTGTACAAAGTGGTAAGCCTGGAGATGAAACTATAATATTTGAAGTAACCCCTTCCAATGTAATATTAAATGCAAATTCAAAAGGAACTGTATTAGATTATAAGCCATCCATTACGGATATTAAATTAAAGCAGGGGTCTAGGTATCTATTGTTTACAGCTAGTGCTGGAAATCCTGGTAAAGGAAACGACGGTACATTCCATATAGCTCAAAACCAAATAACATCAATAAACATAAATTCTGGTAGTGTTTACTTTAATCCATCATATACATCATCTTTAAGTGCTAGTGCAGCATCTAATTTTGTTCAATTAAGTGGTAGTATTACATATCCACTAATCATACATCCTTATTACACATCATCAATTTATACGGCAAGTGTTGTACAGCAATTTACAAAGGCTGTAGACGGAGCGCCACCAATTCAGGTAATAATAAATCCTGCAAATGTTAATTTAGGAGCAGACCAAATTGGTATTGTTAAAGATTATAATCAAGCAAATACAATAATCAAATTAAAAGAAGGAACTGATTATTTAGTATATACAAATACTCAACAACCTGGTACTTTTAGAACATCATCGGTTACGCAAACAAATATTAGTGTATCCACATTAACAGCAGACCCATCGGATACAACAAATTTAATTGTAAGTGGATATAGTGCTATGAATTCTAATAGTGCTAGTATTCAATATAATTTTGATGTATATCCATATTCACTTTTACCTGGTCATAGAACTGGTTCAATTGCAGTTAGTGGTTCTCAGTATTTTACAAGAACAAAAGATGGACAAACCGCAAGGAGTGTAACTCTAACAGCAAATTCTTTAGTAATAAGTTTTGATGGAGATTCTTCAAATCCTGATCCCGGTACTATTACATTAACAGCAAAATCATTTGGAGTAACTGGTTCGGCATACTATCAATTTTTTAAAGATGGAATTTCATTAGGTGCACCGCTTACCGGCACTACAAAAAATTTAAATTCATCATATCTTCCTATTGCTAATGCTAAGTCTGTATATAAAGTTGAATTAAGAGATGGTTCTGCCACATTACCTGTTGCAGCAACTGCCGAAATTACAATAGCTGGTGTTAAGGCTGGTGGTGATGGTTATACTGTAACTTTAACAAATGAAAATACATCTATTGTATATAAAGTATCTGGTGCAACTACAACAACGGGAACTGGTACAAGTATATTAGCAAGTAAAGGTACAACCGCATTACAACATGTATCATCATTTAGTAATCAAACATATGATAATGATGGAACTTATATAGGTTCGCTGGGACAGTATAAAGTTACAATAGATAGTAAATCTGGTTGGTTGGCTTTAGCTGGTAGTCTTGTATCTGGAAGTACTGTACCAACTGTTTCAAATGTGGCAGTTCTTGGAGACCTATCAGGATATACAAGTCCTAATTTATACCCTACCGCAAATATAGTTTTTAAAGTAGATGTAGAGGATGGCAGGGCAGTGTATTATAAAACAGAATCAATAGCAGTTCAATACGAAGGAAACACTGGACCTGGTATAGTAATGAGAGGGGTTTATAAAAATACAATTAACTATATTGGTAGTGTAGAGACAACAAACTATCGTAGAGATGCAGTAATATATCCAGACCCAACAACGGTGCCTGGTGGTACAGTAACTTATTATGCAGCTGTTAGTGGTAGTGGACCTGGATTGGCAACTGGAGCTCATGCACCAACCGCAGGTGGTAATAATGATTGGTGGCAACTTTTGGGAGACCAAGAATTTTTTGTATCTGCAAAGATTGCAATATTTGATGAATCATATGTTAAGAATACATTAAACGTTGGTACTTACGCCGATACATCTGAATTTGTAAATGTAATTATAGCTGGTGGTAGAACCGACCCATATATTGCAGTAGGACAAAGTGGAACATATGGAACGGCTGGAGGAGGATATTCTCCAAACAACCCAGCTATCATTGGATATGGTCAGAGTGGTATCTATATGGGAATATATGAAAATGGTTCTTTTGGTACAACTGGTAGATTTTCAATTGTAAATGAAGGAACTGCATCAACATCTGGATTATATTGGGATGGTAGTGTATTGACTATTAAAGGGGCTATTAAGCAAACAGATGCTGGAGTAAATGAGCCAACATTAAAAGGAGTTTGGGCATTCGGTATTACTTACTATAATAATGATGTAGTTAGTTATGATGGAAAATCTTGGATATGTACATCTGCAACATCTCACTTTTCAACTAATAATACAAATAGTACAACTGGATATCCTGGCTCTGGTCCTTGGAGTACATATATTGATAAAGGTGATACTGGAGCTGGTGTAGTATATAGAGGTCCATTCACAATAGGAACGGCATATAGTAGTAGTGCTGTTAGAAAAGATGTTGTACAAGGTATTGATGGAGCATACTATCTATCTAAATTAACATATATACCAACTGGCTCTGATTCAAGACCCGGAGTGGGGCAAACTGCACCAGCAGGTTCAACCGCTGGTACATATTGGCAAACATTTGGAGCAACATTTAGTTCGGTAGCAACTGATATATTATTAGCACAAGAAGCTACAATAACAAGAGGATTAGTTATGGGTAGTGATGTTGGTGGTATTGGTGTAATACGTTCTGTTGATGCATATTCTTTTACATCTGGTAGTGGGTTTTATATGGATAGAACTGGAATAGTTAGATTCGGAAATCCCGTAGGTAATCAAATAAAATTTGATGGAATTGATTTCCAAATTACTGGTTCAATAAATGCAACGGATGGACAAATTGGAGATTGGGTTATTGATGAAACTACAAGAGCATTAAGAGATAATGATTCTCAATTAATATTTGACCCAAATATTCCTGAAATACAATTTTATACTGGAAGTGGTGAAGGTAGAAGTAAAAAGGTAAGTATATCCCCACTAAAAGTATTATCGGATTCTGGCGGCGGTTCAAACACTGTAAATTTCACAGGTTCATATTCGCCAGCAAATCCATCAATAACAACAAATGCAGGTGATGGGTCGCCCGTATATGTAACTAGTTATTCAACAAAAACATCGACTGGTGGTTCTTCATCAAATGGTACATTTACACCAGCTGACGCAGGTGATTATCAACTAACTATTGTTACTCCTAGTTTTGCAGTAGAAACCGGACCTGATACAATATCACATACTTCAACTCAACCAGACTTTGAAGCACCTTACGATGGATACATACATACCGGATATTCTAATGCACAACAAGCAGCTGCTTATTTATATATAGAAGCCGTAAAAGTTAGTGATAATAGTGTAGTTGGTAGTCACCTTATTGGAAGTTCTACTTCCGTTGGGGCAAAAAATGTAGCTGGCTATTGGATTGGATATTCTGGATATCTTTCTGTTACAGGCGATACATTAATTATAGATGAATTTGGAAACGAAGTTTATGCTAGAGATATTATTAGTGGACAAAATATCACTGCATGGAATTGGAGTGATTCGTTTAGCACATATAAAGTAGAAAATGTAAGAAGTAGAACTATTGATAAAGTATTCAAAGTTTCTGCTGGCGGTAATGAAGTAAAAGTATCAGATTCGCATGGATTTTGGTTAGATGGTAACGAACAAATCAAAGCTAAAGATTTAATATCGGGTGTTAGTAAAATAAATATAAGAGATGGTAATACTATTAAATTAGTAATTGTAGATGATGTAGAAATAATTGAGGGCGATGAAATGGTATATACATTCTCTGTACCTGATGTAAATAACTATATTTCAAATGGTATAATATCTCACAATCCAATTGGCATGACAAACTGGGTAGAAGTACCTGAAAGTATCAACGCAGGGGGTTATGGTGGTGTGGGTGGTTATACTCAGACAATAAATATGTATATAAGTGAGGCAACTCCAGTACAATTTAGATATAGATTTTTATATTACGCATATTCAGGAGTTCAAACTGATATAGGAGCATCTCCACTTTCTTATACCACTACCTATTATCCTTGGACATTTGATACATGGGTTACTTCACCATCATTTGCTAGTTCTATTATAGTAAAAGCACCAACAAACTTTGTTGAAATTAATGCAGGTGGAATGCAAGTAGTATCGGATGAAAATAGATATGTTAAAATGGCAAGACAAGAAGTTGGAGTTGGAGTTTCCGATTTACTTAAAGTTTTGGGTGGAAATATTAAAACAGATACTATATTACCAAATGTGGCAGATACAAGTACTATTGGTACAAATGCGAATCAATATGGACATGTGTATGCTAATAATTTTACTAATAATGCATCTTCAGTAAGTGCAAACGGATATACAAAATTAACAAATGGAATTATATTACAATGGGGATACCAAGCCTACACTACAACAGCAACACCTGTGGTATTTCCAATAACGTTCCCTACTGCTTGTACGTCTGTACATGTAACAACAAACAGACTTACTAATGGAGCAAATGGATATAATCATGCTGGTAGTTTAACAACAGCCGGATTTAGTGCAGTATTTGATGGAACAGGTGGATGGTGGTCGGCAATTGGATATTAAAAAATAAAAATATATGATTTATTACGCAACATTTAATGAAACGGAAGACTATACTGGATTTTATACCAAAGAAATACATGGTGATAATATTCCAACCCCAAATGTAGAATTGACAGAAGCGCAATGGAAAGAAGCTATTACGGGTAGATATAAATTAGTAGATGGAGTGCATACTCATAATCCATTCACACAGGAACAATTGGATGTCAAAGAACTATCAATAGCTAGGAGTAATAGAAACAATTTACTTAAAGAATCCGATTGGACACAATTACCAAATAATCCACTAACCGCTGAAAAGCAAGAGGAATGGAATGTATATAGACAAAAATTAAGAGATATTCCAAAAACAATTCCATATATATTCCCAGAACCACCACTTTAATAAATTTGTAACAAAAAGTAAAAACTATATATTTATATATATAAAACAATATTATGGCACAAAAAACTGAAAAATTAGAGCAAGAAGTTCTAGAAAGTATAACTTCTTTACAAAACAAAGCGGCAGAACAAGTACATGTTTTGGGTGAATTTCACATTAGACTTAGAGAATTGGAGGCTGAAAAGAAAAGAATGCAAGAATTTGTATCTACAATTGAAGCTGAATATGACAAGTTAGCTACTACTTTAAATGAAACTCTTAAGGGATTGGAAACTAAATATCCTAAAGGAGAAATTGATTTAAAAGAGGGAACTGTTATATTTGATGATGGTCAATAAAATAAATTTGGCAATTTAAAAAAAGTTTCGTATATTTGTTACAACTATGAGTAAAAAGAAATTACTGTATGTTTGTCCCCACCTTTCTACCGGCGGACAACCTCAATACACTTACAAGCAGATAAAGCAATTTATCAATGATTACCAAATAGAAGTTGTTGAAATAAACAATAGCGGTGGAACTGCGTTTGTAGTACAAAAGAATAAAATTAAAGCATTAGTTCCTGTTCATACATTAGGGGATAACAGAGCAGAAATAATTGATATCATTAATACTTTCAAACCTGATATTATACATTTTCAGGAGATTCCACAACATGATTTATCAACTGATATTTTAGATAGAATATTTTCGGATAAAAGAAAATATTTTATTGTAGCATCTACACATGGGTCTTTAACAAATCCTGAAGAAATAATTTACCATCCCGATAGATATATTTTAGTATCCGAATGGAGTAGACAAAAGTTTATTGATACTGGTGTTGAAACTGATATATGGGAATATCCAATCGAAGAATATGTGTTTGATAAAGCAACTGCACAAAAAGAATTAGGATTTGAATCTGATTGGAAGCATGTACTTAATGTTGGATTATTTGCACCAGGTAAAAATCAAGGTGAAGTATTTGCAATAGCAAGGCAATTAGAAAAATACAAAATTAAATTTCACTTTGTAGGAAATCAAGCTGGAAACTTTGAACATTATTGGGGAGATATAATGAAATACAAACCTGATAATTGTATTGTTTGGGGAGAAAGAAATGATGTTGATACTTTTTACGCAGCATCGGATATGTTCTACTTTAGTTCTATAATTGAATTAAATCCGTTATCAGTTAAAGAAGCACTATCATACGGACTACCATCTATATTTAGAAAGTTACCAACTTATTTAGATACATACGATAATAATCCATTGGTTACATACATTGGTGATGATTTAAAAGTTACTAAAAAAATTATATTAGAAACTTTACAACCTGAATTCAATGAGATACCGGGTTGGTTTGTTTATGATACTATGTATGATGATATGGTTAAGAATGCTAAAGGTGGTGAAACTTTTGTTGAGTTGGGTTCTTGGTTTGGTAAGTCTACAAATTATATGGCAACTAAAATTAAAGAATCTGGTAAGGATATAAAATTCACAACAATAGATACATTTAAAGGAACTGCAGATGAAGGGTTGCATAATACAATAGTAAATGGGTCTTTTGATGGAGATATATTTTATGAATTTATAGATAACACAATCATATCAGATAACTACGGAACATTTGATATCATAAAAGATACATCACATAATGCTACCAACCAATTTCAAAATAACAGCATTGATTATATAATGTTAGATGGTGGGCATAGTTATGAGGATGTAAACGAAGATATAAAACTTTGGTATAATAAAGTAAAACCGGGTGGATATATTTCTGGAGATGATTATGGTGGTAGTTTCTTTCCTGGTGTTACTAAAGCAGTTGATGAATATTTTTATAATCAATGTGAAATTGGATTTAGAACTTGGAAAATGAAAAAACCAAGAATACAAATAAAGCATTTATTAACAAGACCTGATGATGCTAGAGAAAGAGTAAGTATTCAATCATTAAAGCAATTATCAAAATACGGAATGGATTATGTACAAATGATAAATACTCCATACGAAGGATTAGCACCTGTTGAAAATTGTAGAAGACCTGAAAATGTTAGTAAAGATAATAAGCCGGGTGAATTATATCCGGGAGCAGGTATTGGATATATTACGGGTAGACACTATGGTTGTTATCTAGCACATAGAGGAGCTTTGGAATCTATTGATGATACAAATTATGATTATACTTTAATATTTGAAGCAGATGCTTTTATTAATGTAGGTATTGAGGAGTTTGTTGAAATAGTACATAGAGCTTGTTTCATTTCACAAAGAGATAATGTTTATTATATAGGATTCGCAAATAATCCTTCTTGGAATAGATGGGGAGTTGATGAACTATTTGCAAAAACTGATTTTAATCAAGACCTTGCACATTGTTATTTAATTCCAAATCGACACAAACAATTCTATATGGATAGACTGGAGGATATTGGATGGGATGTTGGTGATTTATGGTACAACCATGTATTCTATGACCATAGACATTTGAGATATACAACTAATAAAAATTATAGTAAGCAAGCTGAGGGCTATTCTTTATTAGATGAAAAAATAAAAAGTTGGAAAGAAAATTGGAACTAATGATATACGATAATTTAAAAAAGAATTTAAATAACATAATACAAATAAAAAACAAAGTAATTGTACACTTTGTTAGAGGACCTTTTGTTGAAGTAAAAGGAAATACAAATGCTGAGTATCGTATTGAATTTATAGATAGAAGTACTGGAAAAGTTATTCACACTGGAAACATAAAAAATAATATGTGGAGTAAGTGTAATATAGAATATTTTGTAAATTGGCAAATAAAGATATTCGAAAATGGAAAATTGTATGAGGAACATAACTACGATGCAAAAGGTAAACGAGTTTATATAGCTATGGATTCCAGAGCATTGGGAGATACATTGGCATGGTTTCCGTATTTTGAAGAATTCAGAAAAAAATGGGGATGTAAATTAATAGCATCAACATTTATGAATGATATGTTCAAAGATGAATATCCAGATATAGAATTTGTAAGTCCTGGCTCTGGTGTTGAAAATATATACGCAATGTATGGAGTTGGATTATATTATAAAGAAAATAATGAATATAATGAATATAAAAATCCAAATAACTTTAGAGAGCAAACAATGCAAAAAATGGCATCTGATATTTTAGGATTAGAATATAACGAAGTTAGACCAAAGATAAAAAAGAGAGATGTTAAAATAGATAAACAATTAAAGCAAGTTTGTATTGGTGTATTTGGAACGGCTCAATCTAAATTTTGGAATAACCCAACAGGATGGCAAGATGTTGTAGATTGGTTAAATGGTAGAGGCTATACAGTTAAATTAGTATCTAAAGAGGGAGATGATTATATGGGTAACAAACTACCAACCGGAATAGTTAAACACCCAGAAGGACCATTAGAATTGGTTATGGATGAAATGAAAAAATCTAAAGCATTTATAGGAATTGGTAGTGGGTTAAGTTGGTTAAGTTGGGCATTAGATGTTCCAACTGTATTGATTAGTGGATTCTCATATGATTGGGCTGAAATGCAGGATTGTGTAAGAATTGCGGCACCTAAAGGTAAATGTGAGGGTTGTTTTAATAGGATTAGATTAGATGCTGGTGATTGGAATTGGTGTCCTGACCATAAGGGTACTCATAAACAATTTGAATGTACAAGAACAATCACATCGGATATTGTAATAAAAGAATTAGAAAAATTCTTATAAAAATTTAAAAAGAATATACTTATATATATAAACAATAAAAAACATAAATTATGGCAGAATTGGATAACATTCCACAAACACAAACAGTGGAATTAGCACAAGTTAAATTAGATGACAGTACTTTTGAAAAAATTAAAGAGTTGAATGCTAGAGTTCAAAGTTTACTTTTAGAAGTAGGCTCTATATACATCAGAAGAAAAGAAATGGAAGCAGAAATTCTTAGAATGGCTGATGTATTGGAAACGCATGAAAGCGAAATTAAATCATCTAACATAAAATTAAATGATATGGCATCTGAAATTGATGACACATACCCTCAAGCAAGAATTAATATTGCAGATGGTACTGTACAATATCAACCGGGTGCACCTACTAGAAAGCAACAACAAGCTGAACAAGCACAACAACAAAATGGAGCATCTGACTTCAAAGTAGTAAAAGATTAATCCCATATATTTATATGGTATAAGATATATCGTATAATGCAAGGATTAGCAAAATTTTTAGTAGAATCAATATTATTGGAAGCGGAATCCATAAACAAGGTAATAGTTGTTTATTCGGGCCGCTTTCAACCTTTTCATAAGGGCCATTACGCAACTTATGAAAATTTAGTACGCAAATTCGGAAAGGATAGTGTATATATCGGAACTTCTAATGTTACCGATTCAAAAAAATCTCCATTTAATTTTAAAGAGAAAAAAACAATAATGACAAATATGTTTGGTATTCCATCAAGCAAAATTGTCAATATCAGAAATCCATATGCACCTGAAGAAATTCTAAATAAATACGATGAAGATACAACTGGTTTAATAGTTGTAGTTGGTGAGAAAGATGAGCAAAGACTTGGTGGTAAATATTTCACACCATATAAAGGTAAAGTAACCCAACCTTATTTAGATAGAGGATATGTTTATGCAGCACCCGCAGAATCAAACCCAATTAGTGGTACTGATGTTCGTTATTGGTTAAGCGCTGGAAGCGCTGCTGATAGAAAGAAAAACTTTACAAAAGCATATCCAAAATTTGATGAGCAAATATTCAAATTAATTACTCTTAAGTTAAAGAGCTTAAAAGAATGTATTAATGAAGAAATTAAACTAAACGTAAAAGTTGGTGATACTTTATTGATGGGTAAATTCAAAAACAAAAAAGTAGTTGTTAAATCAATTGGTGAGGATGAATGGGGAATGCCAACAATCAATGGTAAAAAAGCAGTAACATTTAGAATCCCTAAAAAAGAGAATTTAAAAGAGATGGGACTTGGTGGTGGAGCTGGTGTGGGTTTGAGTTTACCTGGTGGATATATTAATGGAGCACCTGATACTAAAGATGTTAAAAAAAATAGTAAGAAACTTAACAACAAAGGAATGAGTGGATATGATGAGGTTGATGAAGATAATATTCCTGGTGGTTTAGCAAAAGGTAAAACCCTAATTGATTTAGCTAAAAAATGGGATTCAAAAGGATACTATGACCCAAAACAATTTGCAGAAAAATATGTAAAACCTCAATTGATGAAGGGTATTAAAGTTGAAATGGAACATACAACTGATGTTCGTATTGCAACCGAAATAGCTATGGACCATTTATGGGAAGATATCAATTATTATGAAAAGTTAGCTAAAATTGAAAAACCAATAAAAGAATCTTTATTAACAGAAGGTGGGGCTTATGGACATATGGCACATCCATTTGATATTGAAATGGGTTTAACATTTGGTGACCTTAAACAAATAGTAGTAAGAGCACTTAATGGTGATTTGGAATTAGCAAGAGAAAAGACTGATGGACAGGCATTAGCAATTAGTTGGGTAAATGGTAGATTGGTTGCAGCTCGTAACAAATCTCACTTAAAAGATAAAGGAGTTGGTGCTATGACAATAGGACAAGTAGCCGATAAGTTTGCTGGTAGAGGTGGATTAACCGATGCTTACAACTTCGCTATGCAAGATTTATCAAAAGCAATTGCAGCATTATCCGAACCTCAACGTAAGAAGGTTTTTAAGGATGGTAGTTCGTTTATGAATTTGGAAGTAATATACCCAACATCCGTAAACGTAATTCCCTACAATCAACCCCTATTAGTATTTCATGGTACTTTTGATTATGATATGGCTGGTACTATAATTGGACAAAATCAAGATGCAGCAAAAGTATTAGGTGGAATGATTAAGCAAGTAAATGCACATGTTCAATCTAAATATACAATACAGGGACCTCCAATGCAAACACTCCCTAAAACCGAACATCTTTCTAAATTACAAGGAAAGTATTTGGGAATGATTTCTAAACTACAATCTGAATTTGGATTAGCTGACTCGGATGGTGTAGCAGATTATCATCAGGCATGGTGGACAAATTTTGTAGAAAAGGGAGCAAAGAAATTGGATGCACAACAAAAGATAGGCTTAATTAAAAGATGGGCTTTTTTAGATAAAAGTTTTCGTATAGGGGATATAAAGGATGATAAGATAAGAGCTTGGGCCGAACAAACGGATAAACAAGACCAACAAAAGATATCAAAACAAAACTTAATGAGATTTGAGGAGATATTCTTAGGCGTTGGTGCAGATGTATTATCATTTATGACATCAGTATTAACTGCAAATCCTGCAGAAGCTACTAAACAAATGAAAGCAAAATTACAAAGTACAATATCTCAAGTAAAAGCAAGTGGTGACCCTAAAAAGATTGCAAAACTTAAATTAGAATTAAGTAGGATGCAAGCTTTGGGTGGATTTGATAAAATTGTACCAAATGAGGGATTAGTATTCGTATATGGTGGAAACACTTACAAACTAACAGGTGCATTCGCACCGCTTAATCAGATTTTAGGCATATTTTTTGATTCTTAATTGTTTTCTTGATTTTGATATACTTATATATACAAATATATCGTATATAGTATGGCAAAGGAATTCAATAAAAAGTTTATGCATCCAACTCGTAGGAAGTTGGTGGATATGGTAATGCATGGTGCTGAATATGAAAAGGAATCATTTATTTCATTTTCTGGAGCAGATAAAGAAATTATAAAACGTAAGGTTGGTGAAAAATGGACTGATGGTGATGGTAAGTCTTGGGAGCAATTAGAAGCTGGCAAAGTACAAACATCAGAGCTCGGTGATATAATGGCTGAAACAAGAGCTTATTTAGATAAGTTAAACACTTGTAAATCGGATAATTGCAAAACAATCAAAATAGGTAGAGTTGATAAAAAATTAATATCTAAGACAGGATATTGTTTACATTGTCTTTCTTTAAGAGAAGCTCAAATTAAATATGATGGATTGTGGAAAGAATATGAAGATTATAAAATATATTCTAATATGATTGCACATGGTAAAGATGTAATTGCACAATTTCAACAAGCATATAATGATGCAAAGCAAACTTATGAAGTAGTTCAAGAAGATGGTAAAATTGAAACTTGGAGTATGGAAAGAGATGTTAATGAATTGAAAGCGGAAATAATGATGGATATTGTTAATTTTGAAAAAGAAATAGAAGAAGTTACAAAATTAAGAAATGAGGCTTACCAAAAATTAAAAGATAAAAATTACGATTTAGTAAGACCACTTAAAGATTAGTATGGCAACAGGTATAACACAAAAGAAATCTTTAAAAGAAATTATTGCAGAAGAATACAAAAAATGTGCGGTAGACCCAATACATTTTATGAAGAAGTATTGTATGATTCAACATCCTGTTAGAGGTAAAATACCATTTCAACTGTTTCCATTTCAAGAAAAGACTTTAACGGAATTCAAAAATAATAGATTTAATATAGTTCTTAAATCCAGACAAACTGGTATATCAACACTATCAGCCGGATTTTCTTTATGGAATATGCTGTTTAATAATGATTTCAATATATTAGTAATTGCAACAAAGCAAGATGTTGCAAAGAACTTAGTAACAAAGGTTAGGGTTATGCATGAACTACTACCTAGTTGGTTAAAGAACGGCTCAATGGAAGATAACAAACTTTCCCTTCGCCTGAATAATGGCTCTCAAATTAAGGCTATTGCTAGTTCTCCTGACGCAGGACGTTCGGAAGCATTATCATTACTTATATTTGATGAGGCCGCATTTATTGATGATATTGATGAAATATGGAAATCGGCACAATCTACCCTTTCAACGGGTGGTGCTTGTATTGCATTATCTACTCCTAATGGTGTAGGTAACTGGTTTCATAAAACTTGGGTAGATGCGGAAGAAAGTAGAAATCCTTTTAACACTATTGAATTGCATTGGACTGTGCATCCTGAAAGAGACCAAAAATGGAGAGATTTACAGGAAGAATTATTAGGTAGAAAAGGAGCAGCTCAAGAATGTGATTGTGATTTTATTTCATCTGGTGAAACTGTAATTGAACCAGAATTATTAATGTTCTATAAAGAAACATATGTAATACCACCAATTGAGAAAGGTGGATTTGATGGAAACCTTTGGAAATGGGAACATGCTGATTATTCTAAATCGTATATGGTAGTGGCCGATGTGGCTAGAGGTGATGGTGCCGATTATTCTACTTGTCACGTACTTGATATTGTTAATTCAGTTCAAGTAGCTGAATATAAAGGTAAAATTGATACAAAGGATTTTGGAAATTTCTTAGTAGCACTTTCAACTGAATATAATGATGCTTTACTTGTGATAGAGAATGCAAACATTGGTTGGGCAACGATTCAGCAAGTAATAGATAGAGGATATAAAAACTTATTCTATATGAGTAAGGATTTGAAATATATTGATACTGAAAATCAAATGACAAATAGATATAGAGCCGAAGATAGAGGATTGGTAGCTGGATTTTCAACCACTTCTAAGACTAGACCTTTAATTATATCTAAATTAACCGATTATTTTAGAGAAAAATCAATTATAATTCGTTCATCTCGTTTAATAGATGAGTTATTTACATTTATCTATATGAATGGTAGAGCTGAAGCAATGAAGAGTTATAATGATGACTTGGTAATGGCATTTTCAATTGGATTATGGGTAAGGGATACTGCACTTCGTTTAAGACAAGAGGGAATTGATTTAACTAAAAGTGCAGTAGGTGGAATTACATCAAATACTTATACTGGTATTTATGGTGGTGCAAATAGTATGGATGATGACCCTTGGAAAATGAGGGTTGGGGATGGATTTGAAGATTTATCTCAATGGTTGTAGTGTTTTGATATTTTACGATATTTATGTTATATAATGTCAAAATAGAAAACTGATAAAATAAATTATGGCAGAACAAGAATTAGATGATAGTAAAAGTTTTTTTGGTAGACTAAAGAAATTATTCTCAACAAATGCTATTGTTACCGTTGACAAAAATGGTAAGCGTAGAGTTGTTGATACGGATGAGAAGCAAATGAGTACAAACTTTGTAAATCTTAGAGATAGATATACAAAATTACAAAGGTCATATTACGAAACCAATCAGGGTGCACAATCAATGGCATACCATCAGGTTCGTAGAGAATTATTCAGAGATTATGATGCTATGGATAATGACCCAATTATAGCATCTGCATTAGATATCTATTCAGATGAATCCACAACAAAGAATGAATATGGTGATATATTAGCAATTAAATCATCAAACGAAAATGTAAGTGCAATATTACATAACCTATTTTATGATATTATAAACATAGAATTTAACCTTTGGCCTTGGACAAGAAACTTGGTAAAATATGGTGACTTCTTTTTAGCATTAGAAATGGCAGAAGGTAAGGGTATTATTAATGTAACTCCATACTCTGTATATAATACGGAAAGATTGGAAGGTACTGACCCAATGAATCAAAACTATGTTAAATTTAAAGTTGAATTAGATAGATTTGGTAAAAAGGAATATGAGAACTATGAAATGGCTCACTTTCGTTTACTTTCAGATACAAACTTCCTTCCATATGGTAAGGCTATGATTGAAAATGGTCGTAGAGTTTGGAAACAATTACAATTAATGGAAGATGCGATGTTAATTCATCGTATTATGAGAGCTCCTGAAAAAAGAATATTTAAAATTGATATTGGTAACATCAACCCTAATGAAGTTGATAACTATATGCAAAGGATTATTAACAAAATGAAGAAAACTCCATTTGTTGATACTAATACAGGAGATTATAATTTAAAATACAATATTCAAAACCTTACGGAAGATTTTTTCTTACCTGTTAGAGGTGGAGATAGTGGTACTTCAATTGACAACCTATCTGGATTAGAATATTCAGCAGTTGAGGATATTGATTACTTAAAAGCTAAATTATTTGCAGCACTTAAAATACCTAAAGCATTTTTGGGATATGAGGAAGATGTAAATGGTAAAGCAACTTTAGCAGCACAGGATGTTCGTTTTGCTAGAACTATTGAAAGAATTCAAAGAACAATCGTTAGTGAATTATATAAGATTGCAATCGTTCACTTAGCGGGACAGGGTATTGATGATTCAGAAATGACAAATTTCCAACTTACTTTAACTAACGCTTCTACAATATATGAGCAAGAGAAAGTAAATCTTTGGAGTGAGAAGGTTAGATTAGCAACTGATATGAAATCCTTAAATATGTTATCTACCGATTGGGTTTACCATAATGTGTTTGGTATGAGTGAGGATGAGATGGATATGGAGAGAGCTAAGATGGTATTAGACCTTAAAGATAGATTCCGTTATAACTCAATTGAACAACAAGGACAAGACCCAGCAAATCCACCACAACAACAAAATGTGGAGGAGGAGATTGAAAAAATGAAGCAAGAGATTGTAGATAATAAAGGTGGTAGACCAAGAGAGGGAAATACTTACGGAAAAGATAAACATCCATTAGGTAGAGACCCATTGGGTAACAAAGAAAACGAATCTCCTAGAAAGAGAGAAACTAGAACTAACGAATCGAATAAGAAACTAGCACAAGAATATATAAACGGAATTTCAGCAAAAAAGAGGATTTTAAGTGAAAAAACACAAAAAACTGACCTTTTGGATGAAAATAATCTGTTAGATGACAGTAAATTTTAACAAACATTAAAAAGTTTATATTTATATGTGTTAGTTTATGTACATAGGTTAAATTATAGGGAAATAAATGAAAAAAATAAAACATTCTAAGGTTAAGAATACCGGAGTGTTATTTGAGCTTTTAGTAAGACAAATAACATTAGAGGTACTTAATGGTGATAAGACTGAGAACGCAAAACATATAGTAAAAGAATTCTTTGCTGCAGGTACTGAATTAAATAAAGAATTACGTCTTTATGATTTACTATTAAAAGAAAAATACAATTCAGAATCAAAAGCTGAAATGTTTGTTGAAACTGTATCTCAAGCACATTCAAAATTAAATGGTATAAAGCTATCTAAAGAAAAATACAATCTTATTAAAGAAATTAATTCAAAATTTGAATTAGAGCAATTTTTAACATCTCCTATAACTAACTATAAAGTATTAGCATCAATATATAAAGTGTTTGAATCTAAGAAATCTGAAAACTACGATATTAAAGATGTATTTAATTCTAAGATTACATTAATTGAGAACATTATCTCTAGACCTCCTCTAAACAAAACAATTGAGGTATCCGATAGTACAAAACTAATAGAAACCTATAAACAACAAGATAAAGACCTAAGATTATTAACCTATAAGATTCTTGTTGAGACTTTCAATAAAAAATACACAAATTTAGATGAAAAACAAAAGGGCTTGTTAAAAGAGTATATTAATAACATGTCTAATACATCTAAATTTAAAGATTATTTAGCAGTAGAACTTCCACAAATTGTGAAAGAATTAAAAACAATTAAATCTAAAATATCAGATAAAGTAACTACAATCAAATTGTCAGAAACTATTTCTGTTTTAGAAAAAATGAAAATTGGTAAAACTGTATCTGATAATAATGTTTCATCTATCATGCTTTCTTATGAGTTAATCAAAGAATTAAAATCAAAGGTAAATGTCAAATAGACTAAAAGAAATAATCAGAGGTATAGTTAAAGAAATCCAAGACGAAAAGGAATTGGAAGAAATGACTGGAACTGGTGCAGTTGCTGGATATGATACTCCAAACGCATTTGCTAAACCTGGTCAAACTGCAAAGAAAAATAAAAGATTAGCTAACGTAACTGGTGGTGAGGTTGTTGATGATTTAGAAGAAGCTAAGGATTGGTTGAAAAACGATGTTCCTGCTAATTCTAAAAAACCATTAACAATGAAACCAACAGCAATTAGTTCAGCAGATGCTGGTGGTATTGCTGATAAGAGTGGTATGATATTAGCAAAGGATGATGAGGAAGCTAGTTTAAATGAAAATCGTTGGTTAGAAATTAAAAACGGAGATGGTTCACCTAAAGCTAAAATGAGTAGAGGTGTAACATCTATCAAACAACAATTAGGTGAGGTAGAGAAATTTGTTAACTGGTATTCTAAAATAAAGAATGAGAATGGAGTTAAGAGAGGAGATTACTATAAAAGAACAAATAAGAGTTTACATAAGATAAAAGAAAGGTTAATGAATCTTTCAGAAAAAATTAGAACTTTATAATATGCCAGCAGTATCTAAAGCACAACAAAGATTTATGGGTATGGTTCATGCCGCTCAAAAGGGTGATATGGAAAATCCATCAAAAGAAGTTGAAAAAGCGGCAGATAGTATGACTAAAAAAGATGCAAAAGATTACGCATCTACATCACATAAAGGTCTACCAAACAAAAAAGAAAATATGAACACAACAATTACAAAATCAAGACTAAAAGAATTAGTTAAAGAAGTAATGGTAGAGGAAAATGAATATCAAGCATTTTTCGCTAAGGCATTGGAAAAAGCTGGAAAATCTATTCCATCTATGAGTGATGCAGAAAAGAAAGCATTTTTTGATAAAGTAGATGCGGCTTGGAATGGTAAAGGCGAAAAAAAATAACATAGAATGAAGAATCTTTTAATAGAAACAAAATTATTTGAGGGAAAGGTACAAGAAGATGAAGGTGGAAGAACCATTGTTAAAGGTATTCTACAAAGAGCTGGTGCTGAGAATCAAAACGGAAGAATTTATCCGAAAGAAATCTTAATGAGAGAAGCTAAGAAGTATGAGGTATTCATTAAAGAGCGTAGAGCATTAGGTGAATTAGACCATCCAGATTCTACTGTAATCAACTTAAAGAATGTTTCTCACAATATTAGAGAGATTCATTGGGACGGTGATGATTTATGTGGGACTGTTGAAGTTCTATCTACTCCATCTGGTAACATCTTAAAAGAATTATTAAAAGCTGGTATTTTATTAGGTATCTCATCAAGAGGTATGGGTTCTACTCGTAACTTATCTGGAAACAAAGTAGAGGTACAAGAAGATTTTGAATTGATTGGTTGGGATTTCGTATCTAACCCATCTACACATGGTGCATTTATGGTACCTGTAAACGAATCGGTTAATAAAGGTTTACAACAAATTGGAACTGATGTTTGCGGAGACTTCTGTAAAGCACAAGACTTAATGAGAGAAATAATAACTGAAATAGCATAAGAATGGCAAAGAATTTTGATATATACGATTTCGTACACAACAATAAGATAACCTTAAAAGTTGATGGCAATAAAGGAACTACTGTAGCTAAAGCATACAATGATATCCGTAAAACTAACTTGAAAGAAGTAAAGATAGTTAATGGTAAATTCAGTTTAGCTGAAAACTTAGAAGATAGAAAATTATCAAACGAAGTTAAAAAACACTTCTTAGAGATTATTTCTACTTATAATACTTTCCAAGACCAAATGAGAAGACAATCTGATTTGACTGAAGTTGCAAATACTTTAGGTGCTATCGTTGAGGCTGCAAAAGAAATGACATTAAGAGAAAGTGGTGATTGGTTTGATGCAGTGACTGTAAAAAGAAATATGCAAGAATTAGATAAGTTAGGTAAATCATTTGATAAGTTCGCTGTTGAAGCAAACTCAATGGATGAGAGATTACATTCTTTATATGAAGATATGGGTCACATCTTAAATCGTTACTATGAAATCGCTGATATCTCTGTAGATACAATGAAAGAAAGATTAGGTAAAAAGAAATAATTATGATTCGTTTAGGTGGTTTAATATCTCAAAAAGCATTTGGTAAATTTGAAATGGGTAAAGTTGTTTCTAATCCATTTGCAAACGCATTCATTAAAGAAGGTGAAGGTGAAGACCATGAAGTTTCTATGGCAAACAATTCATTGGATACCATTATTAAGATGGCAACTGAATTGAAAGCCAAAATGGGAGAAGATGAAAAACAAATACCAGCTTGGATTCAAGACCATATAGCTAAAGCAGAAAACTTAATTTCTCAAACATCATCTAACTATCACGAATACGGAACAAACGAATCGGTAAATGAAGGAGCTGGTAGAGAAGCAATGGGAATTGCTAAATTTACTGGTACTCGTGCAATTGCAGTACAAAAATTTATAGATGATTTTAATTTGAACGCTAAAAAGCTTTTTAACTTTATAGCTAAAGGAAAATTAAAAGATAGAATGGACTTTGCAACAGCAATAAGTGGAACACGTGGCAACAAATATCAAGGTAATTTTGTAGGTATGTTCGGAGAAGGTACAATAAATGAAGATTCCGAAACAAAGAGATTGGAAATGCTGATTAAAAATTTGGAAGAAACTATTAAACTATTAGTACAACAACTTAAAGATAATAAAAGTTTACCAAGCAACAAAAAAGAAAATATTAAAAAATCAATAGCACTAAACTTAGATTTAATTAACTATTATAAAAAATGGTTAAAAGATTACCAAGCAGCTGCAAACGAATCATTAGTAAAAGAAGATGGCCCTTGTTGGAAAGGATATAAGCAAGTTGGTATGAAAGATAAGGGTGGTAAGCAAGTTCCTAATTGTGTTCCAAATAAATAAATTCTAAAGAAAAGTATAGATTTTTTACGTTTTGTAGAATTTTATATATTTATTCTTAACAATAACCTATTAATTTAGGTTTTTCTATTGGTAAATGAATACTCTCGTTCTATGAGAAGTGACCAAAACGCCAATCAAAAACATACATTGAAGTCCACAAATTTAATGACTTCAGAAATCCGATAAATAAGGAAAACAAATGGCAAGTTCAAAATTGTTGAAAGAAGCAATTGCTGATGCTAAAGCTGTACGTGAAACTGCTATCGCTAATGCTAAAATCGCACTAGAAGAAGCATTTACTCCTCGTTTACAATCTATCTTATCTCAAAAATTACAAGCCGAAATGGAAGGTGATGAAGAAGATACGGAAGATGCAGTAAATGAAGATAATGATACTTCAAGTGAAATAGCTAAAGGTGATAACAAACAACCTGCAGATAAAGCAAATTCAGCACAAACTGACCTAAGTGGAATCTCTAAACAATCTGGTGAGCCAGGTAGCGAAGGTGAAGAAACTAAAGTTAGTGGCCTTACCGAAGGTGAAGATGAAGAATCAAAAGAAATGGATGAGGAATACTCAACCGAAGATGATGAGGAAGCAGCTCCAGCTATGGAAGGTGATGACGAAATGGCTCCTGAAGCTGACGAAGATGAATTAGATTTAGAATCTATCATCCGTGAGTTAGAAGCACAAATCGCAGGTGAAGAAAGTGAGGAAGAAATTCCTGCTGAAGCACCAGCTATGGAAGGTGAGGAAGCACCGGTTGAAGAACCAGTAGCAGCTGAACCAACTGAAGCACCAGCAGTAGAGGGTGAAGACCCAGCTATGGCTGATGATGAAATCGATCTTGATGAAATATTAAGAGAGATGGGATACGGAGAAGATGAAGCTGAAGAAGAAAAAGCTGATGATGCAGCTGAAATGAAAGCTGAAGTAGCAAACCTACAAGCTGAATTAGAAGAAGCATTAGCAGTAATCAAATCTTTGAAAGGTACAATCAACGAAGTAAACCTTTTAAACGCTAAATTACTTTACACAAACAA